CAGGACACTCAAAATATTGCCAACCCAATTTTGCTATGTCTTCTGCGTGTTGCTGTGATGGGCTTGGGGCAACATCAACTGCCGCCATGTAAACCGATGCCGCATAACCAGCATATAAACGCTCGTCATAACCTTCTATTGAACATTCATCCATTGCTTTGAGCATTTCATCGGTTGGTTCTATTGGAACAAGTTTCCATTTATGAGGCTCATCCTTCGCTTCTAGTGCGGCTTTAATGGTGGTGATGGCTTCATTGTTCTTTTCCCAAACTTCGGTTGGCGCATCGGTTTCAAGCCATGCCCTATCTTCTTTCAACGCCTCCAATGCAAGGCGTAATGCTTCTGTCTGTGTCATTTTGTCACCTCTGTAATGCATTTAGTTTCATTCCAAAGGCCGGATTTAACCCAAGTGTCTTTATCTAATTTGGAATAAATCGTGCCTTCAACACATTTGTATTCTCCGCATCCAGTTAAAAACAACAAACTGAAAGCCAATGCAAGGCGTAATGCTTCGTCTTTGGTCATTTGTCCTCCTTCGGTTTAACGGGCAGCGGAGCCCAGTGCGTCCACCACGGGTCTTTGCCGTGGTATTGACCGTACACGGCGACCCCACCTGCACCGAGCAGTTGAACCTTGACGCCACGGGGGCAGGTGTCCATAGGTTGCCAGTAGTACTCGCGGTCAACCGCTACGGTGTTTGAGCTGTTGATCTCCACGGTCATTGTATTTTCCCCCGCAGCGCGGCGACCTGCGCCCGTTGTTGATCCATCAACTCGTCGCGCTGACTACACACCAGCTTGTACATCTCGTACAGGGTGTCAATTTCATCTTGCGCCTTTTTACGCTCATGTTGTGCTATTAGCTTGGCAAAGGCTTCAAGCGCTACAATATCCATATCCCACCACCTAGTTGTAGTTGGCGAATTATGCGCTTTTAGTACCATTTCAATGATTTCATCTTGTGTCATGCTTGTCCCCTTGCTCGAATGGAATCAGCGCACCATTGGCTTGCAACTCGTTCTGCTGTGTCTTCAGGCCATTTATATTTTGCGTTAATGTCATCACAAACTCTTGCACACGCCTCACGCTCGGCAGAAGCGACAAGGGCGGCAAAGCGTTCAAGTGCATCAGCAAACTTTGCGTAGTCTGTACCAAGTCCGTAGACATCTAAATGCGATTCATGTGCCATGCGAATAATGTCTTCTCTGTTCATGCTTTGCTCCTGTCAAAAAACCATTTCCATCTGCGCTTCTTTGCAATCAATTCAAGCTGCTTCAACGCATACTTCTCCACTGTCATGCCTAACTTCTCAGCAAGCAATACTTCAGAGTAAGACAAATTAATTTTGCCTACCCTGTTCTCCCCCCTGACTTTGCGTACCATCATGATTCATCCTTCGTTGGACCCATCTTGCGCAACTGATAGGTGAAAACATATTTGCACTTAATGCACTCCTTGTGCTGCACATAAGCATGGTCCGTCAACTCCGACTGCCATTCACTCCACTCATGCCGGCACTCTACCCAGTAACGCTCAATCAACCACGCAACACCGACAGCAGCACAAACCAATACAGGCCCTATAAAAATCAAAAAAAGATCCTTGCTCATTTCTGTTCCTTCACATACAAAGCCACAGGCTTGTAAACACTGGACGGCTTCTTCCACCTAAAGTACCGGTGCCCCACAGCGTTCTCACAAAGATATCCAATAGGCTGCGGCGCAGTTATTGAAATTACCCCCTCCTGATTTGGCTCAGGCTGCTCCAACTGATCCGGATACGCTTGGTCATATCCATCCCTAAACCCCTGCTTGTATCCATCCAAAAAGGACTTCTTCAGCGCCTCTTCAATCATTTTGTCTAAACGTTCGGTCATGCCTCGTTCGCTCATGCTTTTTTCTCCTCATACTTACTGCACTCCTCCAACCAAATAGGGTCAAAGTTCCACGGCCAATGGAACCAACCCTTCTGCGCTGCGCGCGCATTCGCAGAGATCAAAGCCTTGGGCTCCAAGCACTGGATGTGATGCGTCATGGGCAAAGGATCACGGTTCACGCACTTGTGGCAATCAGGCCTTTGGTCAGAGTTGTTCATGGTATGCATCCCTAATCTTCATCCGCTCAATCATGGCCTGCATGGGATCGATGTCCCCCATCAGAACAGACAGCAGCAGATCATCCGTTGCCTTGTACGCTTTTTCCGTCTTACCCAGTTGGAAACCAAGTTCAATAAATTGTTTTGGATCTTCAGTCATAGTATTTCTCCTCACGCATTTCCTCAAAATAAACCGCAGCATCACGTTCGATCTGAGAAATCACATCCGGATGCAAAACCCCGCTCAAGTCCACATCGCTCTTGGGCAAAAACACAGAGATCAACGTCCACACCTCCGGATAGTCCGGCTCCAACTTCAACCCAGACATCGGCTCAATAGAACCAACTTCAGCCGGCTCATACTCAAAAAAGCACTTGAGCTGCAAACCCAACTCGTCGCACTCATAAAGAAATTCGTATTGATTACTCATCATTACCCCACCAAAAAGATTAAAAGAATTGCCAAGATTGCAGAACCAAGGATCACGGGCCACATCGATGGCTGCCGATACATCGTTGGTTTTCCAAGCAGCGCAGCCTGAATCAGCTCCTCAGAACTCGTCATCTCAGGAGGCTTCGGCTGATACAACAGACCAATCTGTACCTTGCCCGTGTTAAACGGCGTCAAACGATTGTCAATACGCGTAACAGGAATGAAATCGTGCGCATTAGTGATCATAGGACTTGCCTCCCATCGCATCGTTGAATTTGGCACTCATCGCATCGTTGTATGCGTGCTCAAAACCCTCCAAAAACTTCTCCAAGGGCACTTCCAATTCAGCGGTCAGAATGGCTGAAGAAACAAGGCACGCGAACCAAGCTTGTGAGGGTTTAGGGAATGCAGTTTCGCAAAAAATAAGCAAAGTCTGCGCGTCGTCCATGATTCGTTCGACCTTTTTATCCGAATTGTCTGACTGATTAGTCATGTCACTATCCTTTCTAAGTTACAGTGGTTTGTCGTTGTTGACAGGAGTATTATCAATCTTTTAGCTAGTTAGGTCAATTACGTAAAAGCTACTTTTTTCTAGGTGTTTTCCCTAGGTTTGGGGGTTTTTGTTGGGTTTGGGGTGGGACTGGGTGGATATACAGTGGTTGGAGGGGGAGGGTGCGAGGACCGAGGACCGAGGGTCAAAAAGGGTGAAAATGGGGGAAAAATGAATACTTTGGTTTAGGTGCTATAGAACTTTTAGGGGTAAGGGGTGTTTTTTTTTTATTTTTTGTGAGATTTGGCGTAATAGACGTAATGGTGTAATAGTTCAATGAAATCAATACTTTATGAGCATCCGGCAAATTACGTCTTTGTCAGAGATGTAATTTTTTCAGGGGGGCTCCGCGAGATGAATTCTGAAAAAATAAAATCACACTATACCCTCCAAAAGTTCTATAGGAACCCTAAAAATGGTTTTGGGTTGACTCTGGGGTTGTCACTCGTTATACTGCTGATAGTTCTTTTACGGGAGTTAACGATGGTACAAATCGATCAGGGAATCGCCCTGCCAACCAACCGATCCAAATACCCATTCAATGAGATGGAAGAGGGTGACAGCATCCTGTTTAAGCAGCGCAAGCAAGCTGAGAGCTGCCGCGTGGCTGCCCTTCGCTTTACCCGCGTTCACAAACCTGATTGGGTGTTCACCCTTCGCAAGGTTGACGAGGGTTGGCGTTTGTGGAGAATCAGCTAATGGCCAAGAAAGACGTTTGGAATGTTCCCCCTGTCATGCCTGACAAGGCACAGAAACGAATGTCTACTGAAGTCGCTCCGCTGCGTGCGCAGCGTCGCAAGCTGACAGCCAAGGAATGGACCTTCGTTACTGAGCTTGTGAGCGGCGACGGCCGTACCACAATGAAAGAGGCTGCGATCAAAGCTGGGTATAAACCCAGTAGCGCCTCTGTCATGGCTTGGAAGCTGACAAACCCCGATATTAATCCACACGTGGTGGCTGCCATTCAGGCTTATCGCGCTGACTTGGCATCGAAATACAACACGTCTTATGAGCGCCATATGCGCGACCTTCAGATCATTCGCGATAAAGCTTTGGATGCCGGTGCATTTGCTGCTGCCGTGCAAGCAGAGTATCGTCGGGGCCAAGCTTTGGGAACGATCTATGTGGAGCGCAAAGAGATCCGCCACGGCACAATTGACAGCATGAGCAAGGAAGAGGTGCAGCGCAAGCTTGACGAGCTTAAAAAGCTGTATGGCGGGCCACCGCCTAGCGCCTTGATCGATGCGGACACAGGAACGGTGATTGACAGTGCAGCAAGAGAACGAGATCCTGAATTCGACGCGGGAGTGGCAAACCCTCCGCCTGACATCTTTGAGCAGGATCTGGGGGGATCAGATGACGCCTGAAGCTAGGTTTTCGGCCAGAGTGAAAGCTGGCCTTGTCAACTGCGATATTGAACGGGTGGAGAATCGCGTCAACCTTGGTGTCCCTGACATGATGATTGGTGTCGGGGATGCCTTCGTTCTGGTGGAATTGAAAGTGGTGGCCAAGGGCTTGAAAGTGGGGCTGCGGCCACATCAAATTGCCTTCATGACTCGTCATGCTGCCAAGGGCAGGCCTTGCTTTGTGCTTGTGCTTGACGCAGGCAATACACTACGGCCCTCGACCATACGCCTATACCATGGGCGCGATGCGATGGAATTGGCTACGCAG